TCAAATTCATTTGTTGTTCCCTGACTACTAGAACATACAACTTTCATGACTGTTATTGGTGTTTCTGCATAAATTCTTAATTCATCAGTTACTACAATAGCAGGTGGTGAAACATCTTGTGGTGATGGCAATGTTGTATTGTCTAGTGCAAATGTAGATTCTTCTGCATTCCAATCATATACTGCTGATGATGTTTCTTTAAGAATAATGTCTATTCCTAATTGTTCAGTATTCATAACCCATTCAGCTACTTCAAATACTTTGTTACTAAATCCAAATCTTGTATTAGTAATACTTACAGTATCTCCCACTTGCAATTTAAATGCTTTCATATTCAATGTGGTAGTAAGTACCATTTGTTGTCTGTTTTTAAATAATGATACTTTTGCAATTCTTTGAGCTGTTGCACTAGATGAAGTGAATGGTAAATCTACATCTGATGTTATTGTCTCACCATCTTGTGTAACAAATGTTGAGCTTGTTACAGCAGGATAATCGGTTGGTTGGAAATTAGTTTCTGCACCTGTGAAGATGCCTTTTACTGTATTGTGTAATGATTTTCTTGATTGTTTCGAGTTTATATTTATACCTGATATAAAATCATCTTCATCAAAAGATGCTACAGGAGATACATACTGACCACCTTTAAGAATAAACTTGCCATTAGAATAAGAAAGCACACCTAAACATGATGTAAGCATATCTTCTAATATTTGCATTGGTGCTATATCGGAATAAACAATACCATTACATGTATATCTTTTTTCAGTTCCACCACCTACTTTAGTGACATTCTCATCACAAAGATTAGCCATTGTTGTAAATGATGTTGTATCAATATTATCTCTGCTTATCCCCAAACCTAGTTTTGTATCTGTCAAATAATCATAAATACATAAAGCAGGGTTACTTGAAAATGCTGTAGAATCATCTCTAAAATCAAAAAGTTTTTTACCTTTTATCTCTGCACTTATGTTAGGTATACCATTAGGAAACATATCAGGGTCATAATCTAATTGTACATAAATATATGCTATACCTCTTAACCTATGGTCTGTTGTCCATTTATTGACTTGGGTTACTAGGTCAGCATCAGCTAATTGTGTATCAGTACCTAAGTGTTGTTTTATTTCAACTGCTTGTCTTGTATAAATAATTTCTAATGGTAATCCTCTGAAATCAGATTGTTTTGAATATTTACTAGGTGATGTAGGTTTTTGTCTTGCTATACCATTTGAATCATTACCAATACTAGATAGTGTCAATGCTTCATCATTAAAATAGATAGTATCAAATGATTGAATTTCATGAGATGCAACTTGGACAATCATGTGCAATCTTTTATTATTATCAGATGTTTCCATAAATAATATTGCACCTGACTTTTTAGTAGACCCATAAACTGTATCTCTTGAAGTGATAGGTTGTCTTATCATCAAACTTCTATTAGCACTTTGTGATGAATAAGATTGTTGTTGCAGAGATGAGTTTCTAGCCCTTGTAGGTGGTGCTAAAGCATTAGCAACAGCACTTGCTCCGATAGTCAGGGCAACCCTAGCAGATATGTTAGCAAAAGTTCCTACTGCACCAAACTGAGCTCCAAAAGCAGGAGCATAGTATGCTACAGCAACTGTAGCTACTACTCTTACAATATCTCCTACTGAACCACCCATTATCTATAACACTCCTTTGTTACTGATGATGATACTCTGTATTTATTCCAATTATCATCTATTCTTAAATAATTAACTTTTTTACCTAAACCTAATAAACTTCTAAAATATTGGTTAGTCCATTTGACCATATTCCTTGAATCATTTAATGATAGCAAGTCTACCAACCAAACTCTATTCCCACAATTCCAATTATTGACTTCCCCTGCAATCTTGAAATGTTCTTCGTTTTCTTTATTAAGGAAACACCAACAAAGAAATGCTGATGGTTTATCGTTTTTATAAAATATTTTGTATTGGTTTAAGTTGAATGGTTGTAATAGATAATTAAATAATTCTTCTTGTGTGTGTTCTTTATACTTATCAAATGACTTGTAAATGCTTATAACATTACTTATTTCGTTAAATCTTTTTTCTAATGGATTCATATTGCATTAGTTAGAGCCACCACCCCATACTACATTTTTATCTTGTAAGTCATCTATAAATTCTAATCCTTTATCACCTGCAAATAGATTCTTTTGGTCTTGGTCTGTATATCTTCTATCTACTGCTTTTTCTAAGGTTATTAATTTATTTTCTACAGTTATTGTAAACTCTGCTGTTTCACCATCTTCTCTGATTGTCATGGTGTCTAAGAATCCTTCAAAGATTTGATATGGTGTATCAACTACTACAGTTTGATTGTCTGTCGTTGTAAGTACACCAAAATATACTTTGACTACAGTACCTTGAACATCTTCTGTAAGTGCTGATGATATAATACTAGATTCCATGCCTGATAAAGTAATGTTCAAACCTGTTGCTCTTATGTCTGCAGTCTCATTGACTTGTGACATCTTTAAAAGATTACCACTACCAAAGTAAGAATTACCATCTACTGATATTGTGCTATATCCTGTCCATAATCTAAGTGGTGTCGTGAACTCTACAGATACAGCATAGAATGGCTCTAGTTGTGTGCTATCTAATTGTGCCTGAAAGTCTGTGCCAATAGAACGAGCCATATCTCTTTACTTCTTAACTGCTTTCTTTTTCTTTGGTTTTGCTTCTGTTTTCTTTTTAGTAACTTTTTTTTCTTCAGGTTCTACAGTTTTAATTTCCATAGCTTGTCCTTCAGCTACAAATACTTTAGCTAAGTCTTGTTGCCACTTAGCACTACATTCTACCTGTTCATCTTTTTTATAAATCTTTGTAGCATTGCCACTTTCGTTTGCAGTACCACATGAATCCATTAACATTTTAATCTTCATTTATTTACCTCTAATTCATACATTTTTTCTACTACTTCTTCCCATGAAATAGGTTCTGATTCCCATATGATACCACCATACAAGAAGTCAATACGATTCTCTAACCCACCTTTAATGCTAAATTTAGCCTTTGGGTCAATCTTGTAGATAGCTTTAATTATAGCTAACTCTCTCTCAGTATATGCTGTACTCACAGTCATAGTATACCTCAATCGGTGGGTAGACCGAATGATAAATCTACCCACCTAGTCTATTTATAGACTAATTAAGCATCCTCAGAATCCTGTGGATTACCTAAGATACCTTGAATACTAATAGGTGTACCATTTGAATGAGTACCTGTAGCATCAATTTTAACTCTCACATACCTTTTGCCACCTATGTAACCTATTTGGCTAGTTTGTGGAGTTTCACCATTAGCATCTAGTGTTAAGAAAATACCTGAAGAATCTACACTTCCTTCTGTCACACTTGTTGAAGATGTAACAGCAGAGAATGTTGAATCATCATCAGATTCTTGAAGTATGAAATCAAACTTCACACTACCTGATAATGTATCTCCTTCTATACCACTATTTACTACGAACATTACACTTTCAAAACCTTGTGTATCTACTGTTGTGCCATTGGCATCAGCAGTAAAAACTTTAGCATCTTGACAGGTAACAGCTTTTGTTCTATTTGAAATATCTCTCATGCTAGTCTCCCTTATGCACTAATGTTTTGTAGTCTAATTGCTTCAGGTAGAACAACTGTTCCCCCGACCCTTCTTCTTGCAACATATCTAATGTTACCTGAAGTTGCTTGTGAGTATGGGTCTCTCATTACTGAAAGATTAACTCTGTCCACGATTGTGTATGCTTTAGAGAAGTCTCCGAAAGCAATCGGTTTAGCACTACCACCTATGTCAGGCATGTCTGTAGCTAATGTATATGGATGACCTGCTATTGTAGAAGGTGCACCATTTACAAGGTTTAAACCAACGTGGAATATTTTTTGACCTTCACCATCTTCTAGTTGTAGAAGTTTAGCAAAAGTTGTTCTGTTCATTACGAAACGAGCATTACCAAGATAGTCAGATTTGATAGCATATACCAAGTCTAAGATACCATTAGCTGTAAGTGCTGAACCACTACCTGAATTGGTAGAAGAAACACCTGCTGTTGAATCAGTAAATCCTAAAGGTTTACCAACACCATTTCCTGAAACAAAAGAAGTACCTTCAAGTTTTGCAAATTGTTCTGCAAATTCAGTACCCATTTCGGATTCTAAATTGAAAGCAGAATCTTCAAGCATAGCTTGTGAGATATCAACTAGACCATACATTTCATGAGCATCGATTGACATCATGCCTGTTGTGTAGCCTGTTGTTTCTGAACGAGTAGCTGTTTCTGCAACAAATGATGCAGAGAACTGACCTGTTCTTTTTGGAATCTCAATTCCTCTTTTATCTGTTTGTCTTACTCTTGCAATAGAACGAATTGGAGAAATTTCTGTTACAGATTTAATAAGGTCTGCTACATACTCAGTCGGTGCATAAAAACCACCTAATGTATCATCTGATTCATAAAGTGCTTTTCTTTCCATTTCATCTACTTCACCTTTTCTTAACCATTCACCGAATGCTTTTGTTTGGATATCTACATCTTTAGATGCAGAAGCATTTGGTCTAGCTAAGACTGTTTCGAGACTTTCGATTTTCGCTGTCGCTTCTTCAAGATTTTTTTGTTGAATCTCATGTGCTTGTTTGACTTCTGCTAGTTCAGCAATGTCATTTGACATTTTATCAACTTTATCTTGTAGTAGTGGGTCAGCATGTCCTTTTTTTTCAATTTCATCTAAACGAGTTTTGTTTTCTGATTTGAAATCTTCAAATTTAGAACCTAACTCATCTAAGACTGTTTTGACTTCTTCTGACATAATTGTCCTCTTAGTTAAAGTTTATTGATTAACTGCTTAATATTCTCAACCACTTCAAGTGAATCTTCACTTTGATATGATTTATAGAGTATGTTTGCAGTTTGCTTCGCTACAGTAGTAGACATCACACCAACATCTCGCAAGTATGCTTCTATCTCTCTAGCATCCATTTCTGCTAATTTAACTTTCGTTACTTTTGCTTTTGGATTCATTGGGAATGTAACCATTGAGACTTCCATTAGGTCTACTTCTTTGATTACTCTACGTTTGTTTTTATCATCGTACTTATAACCATCAGGTTGAAGTTTATAGCCGATTGACATGGAATCTAATGCTCCCATTTTCATTAATTCAAATACTTCTCTACCTTTTTGAGTACCCATAGCTAAACGACCTTTAATTTTAAGTCCTCGTTTATCTTCTTCTAGGGAATCTATTACACCGATAGGTTCATCGGTTTTGTGTTGGTAAAGTAATTTTACACTACTTGCTTTTCTTCCTGTTATGGATTTAGTAAATGCACCTTGTCGGATTACATCGTTGCCTAAGTCTTTATTGTTGAATACTGAAGCATAGCCTTCAAACGAGCCATCATCTTCTGTTTCCATTTCTTTGTATTCACATTCTAAATCAAGAATGTTTTGTTCAACTTCCATGTTGTCCTCTTGGTCAATAGCCATAACTCGAAATCCCTGTCAAGTGTATTGTGGTTATTGTAACAACAAACTACTTATAATAACAATAAAAAAAGAGCAGAACTAAGTCTGCTCTCTCTTTGTTATGTCTTATGTATTTATTTCAAAGTACAAATCATTCTGATGTGTAATGTTTGAATGTGATAACCACCTGCATATATTGTTCTTAAATGCACATTACCTTTCTCAGTTTCGAAAAGTCCTTCTAATCTATCAGCAACTAATTCAATGTTTTTTACATCTTTAATGCTACCACCTTTCTTATTAATTCTATGAAGAAGATTATCTTTTTTCTCACCAATTAATCTTGTTTTTACTGATGTTAATACATTTTCATAGTCATCACCTGCTCTTTCTCTTATGATAAATTTAATCAAATCAGCATGTTGTGAACGTAACCATTTAAGTTCAAGTGAATCTAACATAAGATAGTCTTTTTTAGATATTGTGTTATAAGTCATTTCTATTTGAGTTAAATAAGCATCAGTCCAATCTGATAGATAGCTATCAATTTTATCATTAGCCTGTTGTGATAAGTTGTGTGTCATATTTGTTTCTCCTTTGTTTAACATGTGTCCATTGTAGCATACTTTAAGTATACAATGCAACTATTTCATATACAAAAAGTATAATATTTTACTTGAATACACTATACTTTAGGTATATATTAGTGTTATAGGTGGAAAAGTGCCTTATTTTTATATAGATTTTGGTTTAATTGTGAAAGGATTCTTATAATTGTACTTTTTAGCTAGTAAATCATGGGCATATAGTGATGCTTGGGCATTAGAAAGCCCTTTATTTATGCCTTCTGTGTAGAAGTTCTCGTAATCTTGACCTTTTGCCTTGCCTTCTTCTTTTTTAGTCAACAATATCTCCTTCATCATAGTATATTATGAAACAACGACAGTTTATAGTGTTAGATGCACCACCATTAGGGTCTCCTGCATATTGAAGTTCTTTTTCTACCACACCACCACCTGATATGGGTGTCATAACTTTAAATGGTTTATCGATGCCAATTCTTTGACCATTGACATCTTTATGCCATTGTCTTGCTCTTTCATCCATAGCTGATGCCCATTCTTTAAGTGGTCTTGTTAGCCCTAATCTTTTGGCTACTTCTTGACTACCATAGTTCATTGCTTGATGTGTTTCTGTCCTTGCTATCATAGTAGCCCTAGTTGGAGCAAAAGCAGTCGATTTTCGGATGTTTTTAGAAATCTGTGGGATGGCTAACCCTGTTTCAATACCTAGTGAAATTTCAGCTTGTATCTTTTTACGTGTGGTTTCTGTAATGTTTCTTACATTTTGTGCTGTTTTAGTACCTATATAATCGATAATGACAGGGTCAATTTCATCTGACTTTTTAGATATTCTATTTCTATGTAGCCTGTTACCCATCGTGATAATAACTTCTCTTGCACTAGCACTAAGAATAGTAAGCATATCGTTGTAATAGTCATCATAGTATTCGTTAGGAACTTCACCTATGTCATCGAAAAGGCTCTCAGCTAAATCACCATAATCTTTGAAGTGCTTTCTTATTTTTCTCCTGACATTGTTACTGAGAGTAATAAATAACCTTAGTTGCTCTTTGTATTCTTTTCTTTTGTTAATCCTTACTTTTGCCATCTATCAATCTCAATGTTTCTTCTAGTAATTCTTGTTGTGTTCCAAATTTCTCACTAAACCATAATGGATTCAAGTGATATGATTCTTTGCTCGTTCTGTGATGATGTGGGCATAATGGTATAACATTAAAATGATTTCTCTTTGCTCCGAATCTTTTTATGTGGTGTATCTCAGCAGGTGTATCTGTATAACCTAACTTCCTACATACGATGCAACCTAAATCTGCTACTTTCTGTAAAAACTCCCTTTCAGTTTTCTTCATCATCCATCTCTATCATCCACATCTCCTCTACACAGGATTTGAGTATAACAGAAATGCCACCAAGACCTGATTCTTTTGTAATTGCATTGGCAACCTTATAAGACCTTTTGTCCTCTTTGATTAGCCAACCTACAGTACGACACAAC